CTAACTACATTTCTTTTTGGAACGGCTTATGCTGCCGTCATTACACACAAACTTACCATCAGCGGTACAGTGCGAGACGCCACCTTTCGACTTAGAACACGGATAGTTGGCTGCATACGTAAAGGAAGAGGTGCTCAGGAATGCGAAACACAGAGGAAGAAGTAACACGTTCAGGATTTTCATCGATCATTTTCCTTGTCAAAAAATAGCCCACCACAGCACGAGCCATTAAGGCTTTGATGATGACTCGTCATCAAAGCACTTCCATGGCTCATTGACGCCACTTTTTATGGCCTCTGCATAATGCCTGACTAATTCAGCAGTGACTTTGCTATGCCGCACAAACATGCTCAGGGCATAAAGCCCATCCCTGTTGAGATCGACCTCCTCCAGAACCGTGTCGGGTACAAAACAAACCGTTCTGTTTGATAAGGTGCGAAGGTAATACTTTTTATTTAACGCCCATGACTGGTTAGTAATATTTGCGCCGATCTCTACGCTTTTTGACTCTGGCATACAGACAACAAACCATGTCAACCCACCCTGGCGACTATCAACGTCGTTATGTAATAAGGCTTCCAGGCCTGCTGCACCCTCACTTTTAATAACGTTAAGCGCGGCCAGTAGCTGCTTTTTACCGTGATGAGATTTAATGGCGAGAAACAGAATCGCGCCGCCGACGTAGAGCGTCAACGCGAAAATAAACACAGCGAGCCACCATGCCCCGGAGCCCGTCTTTGCAATCTGCGAGGCCAGAATTATGCTGATGCCTAGCGTGGTCAGTTGCGCCAGACTATTGACGAGAACCTGTTGCTTTTTAGCTTTCCATAAGTAATAGCCAATGAAAACGACAAATAATCCATAAAAAAAGAGCAGTGACCTGTCCATTTATGTTTCACATCCTTGCGAAACCGCGCTGACTACAGCGGTGAAAAATTCCTGCGATCCCAAAAAAACAAGGGGCTGGCAAAATGCCAACCCCTTGTATCTACACTACTTTCACGGATGTCGCGAAAGCGTTTCTTAGTTCAGACGCTTTTAACGGACGTCATTGAAAGATAAGAAAAAATTAACAAAAACAGCAAGTTAATTGTATCCTTAGTGCGGTCAGGTGCCATCAAATGCAAGCTGTCTGGGCATTATATGGACATAAAGGTAGCCTGATCCGCGATGGGATTCAGGATAGCAGCTTCCTCAAGATGGTCCGGTGCGAAATGAGCATATTTCATGGTTTCTCGGATATTTGCGTGACCAAGGATTTTTTGTAAAACGAGTATATTTCCACCGTTCATCATAAAGTGAGAAGCGAAAGTATGTCGTAGAACATGGGTTTTCTGTCCCTCGGTCAATTCGATGTCGGTCAGCGCCAGCATTTTTTTAAATTCCTGATAGCACGGCTTGAACATTTTGCCCTGGCGAGTAGCCAGTTCATCATAAAGCCATCTGGGGATCGGGACGGTCCGGTTTTTTTTACCTTTGGTTTTTGTAAACGTCAGTTTATAGGGTGAGAGCTGGGAACGGGTAAGGCGCTCGGCTTCACTCCACCGTGCGCCGGTCGCCAGGCAAACCTTAACAATAGTCGTCAGGTTTTCTTTACCATACCGTTCACAGGCGCGAAAAAGTTCTGCGATCTGTTGTGGGGTCAGCCATGACATTTCCTTTTCGGCTTCTTTAAAAACGCGAATACCTTCGAGCGGGTTTGGTAGCTTCCATTCTCCAAGCCTTTTTAGCTCATTAAAAACAGCCATCAGGTACTGTTGTTCACGGTTCACAGTGATAGGTTTTGCTATCCAGTCCGCCGGGTCTTTGTGGTATCCATTATCGATCTCGCCGCGCAACCGCCGGTCGCGATAATGCGCCCAATCTTTGGCGGTTAGCTGTGATGCCACAGGGTCACCAAGACCGTTACAAACAATATGTAATTTAGCCAGGCGTGATTTACTGGCTACTAGCGCCTGGCCGTGTAGTTTGTGCCAAAGTTCGATAATTTCACTCAACCTGCGGCGGTCTTCTTTCTCGCTTTTCCAAGGCTTGCCCTGCGCTTCCCTCTTTTTAAAATCCTCAAAAGCAACCGCCTCGCCTTTTGTTGCAAATTTTTTCCTGATGCGGCGACTGTCGGCCCCGTCTAATCGAAAATCACAAAGCCACTCGCCAGAAGTCAATTTTTTAATTGTCATACTTTCAGCTACGTAGATTTAAAGTGTGGTCTATGGGTAGTCGTTCATTTTTGACTTAATGAACTCATTACCTTCATCGCCGGTCATCTGGCCGTACTCATCACAGGCTTTAGCATCAATGTCATACTGAAAACCTTGGGTTTGCATATGATTTATTACCACTACTTTATTTAGAGTGTCTTGAGGCCATTTGGCGTTGGCTCCGCCTGCGAACCGAGAATTACATACACTTGTAGCCACAGTGTTTGCCATCAAATCAGTAACTTGCTCATCTTTAAATACAAATGTTAAAACTTGATTCTCTAATGTAATGCTCTCTCCTCTGAAACCTTTTAACCATTCAATTATTGTATGAGGAATATCTCCCTCTAGAACTAATTTCTGTTTTTCTTTTGCACCGAAAGAATGCATTGGACTTATTAAAATGGTGAATAAAAGGATTAATTTGAAATATGCGCGCAACATGAATCTCTCCTTAAAAATTCTTTTCAATAGTAAAGATAACTTGTCCAAAACACTCAACATCAGAAGTATTACAAACGAACGCATTATCTAATTGGTTTGGCTTAACCTGTATTTTGTTCGAAGGCATCCTTGTCACCTCATAAACGTCATACACTCCATCAACGCTTAACAGCCACCTACCATTGGCGATGTTTTTATTACCTCTGTCAACGATCCATGCATGAGTATTGCTTTTTACATAACAAACATCTTTAGCGCTATCAGGTATAAAATTTGAATCAATATTCCATCCCTCATCTTCAATAAGGCTCCCCGATGAAAGAACAAAAGAATTTAGCGTTAAAGTGTTTATGATTTCGACATGTTCATATTTATCTCCCAAGCCTGTAGCTAACCAACGTAGAGATACATTGGTATCCAGTGCGCAAGCAACGACCACGTCTCCAGGGAAGTAATCTCTTCTTATCCAGGTGCTAATAGTCCCTGAAGACAGATCCAAAAGGTCACCTAATTGCTTCTGCATTGAAAATCCATATGCAGCCAAAATGCGCTGAAGCACGGCTTTCCCACCAGAAGAAAGAATTTGTTCATACAGTTCCTTACCAGTTAGGTAAGAAGCAACTACTCCTCTTCGACTCGCATTTGCGAGTTTACCAGTAACTAACCATTCAAGGTTTGCTTGGGTTTCAATTGCGCATTGTATGATGTAGTTACCCGGCACGCTGCCACGTGCAACCCAATTATTGATGGTGGGAAGTGGGATGGACAGCAGTTCTGCCAGCTCTGTTCTGCTTTTGACTCCATAAGAAACAATAATCCTTTCAAGTACTTCCTTTACATCATCAAATTCAATCGCCATACAAACCTCAAATAATCCATTTCGACAGTTTACATGTAATGAAATGGATCATATTATCCAACTGTAGTTTGAAAATGCACGCCAATGCACCATAACAACATTTAACCGGAGATATTTACCCATGACTCCACAAATTGCAATCCCGTCAGGCCCCGATCTGATGACCTACGAAGAGTTTGCTGTTACCTACGGATACAGCATCCGCACTGTTAAACAGATGGTTGCTGATGGCGATCTTCTGTTGATGCCCCGTAAAAAAGATGGTGGCGCAGCTCGTATCAATATGGTCGCTTTTCGGGGTCGCTTGTTACAACAAGGCCTCAATTGCAAATACGTTGCCGCTTAAGCAATTCAATTATGCGAGTTGAAAAGGAATGCAACATGTTTGATTTTCGAGTTTCTAACCACCCACACTTTGATGAAGCCTGCCGCGCCTTTGCTAAACGGCATGACGTGACTGCGTTAGCCAGGCGCGCAGGGATGAAACCGCAAACCCTTCGCAACAAACTTAACCCCACTCAACCCCATCAGTTCACAGCACCAGAAATCTGGTTGCTGACTGATTTAACCGAAGATGCGTCACTGGTGGATGGCTTCCTTGCTCAAATTCATTGCCTGCCTTGTGTGCCGGTAAATGAGTTAGCCAGGGAAAAATTATCCATCTACGTTATGCAGGCCACCGCGCAGGTTGGTCAGGTCGCTGCGAACGCGGCAACCACTGGCCGTATTACTCACCTGTCCCGCCGTTCGATTGTGGAAAGTGCGAACGCTGGAATGCGTTTTCTTGCTTTAAGCGCACTGGCTGTAGATGCGCGGCTTAAATCCAGTCCGGCGATGTCCAGTGCGGTCGATACCATGACCGGCGTCGGCGCATCGTTTGGTTTGATCTGAGGTGTCGGTCATGGATAACGCACCTTCATTCGCTTCATTGCTGGTTCGTCAGAGTCCCTCCATGCATTACGGCAACGGCTGGATTATGGGTAAAGACGGTAAGCGCTGGCATCCAAGCCGCGACCAGTCCGAATTATTAAACGGGCTGAAAACCAAGCGGAAATCGCCAGCATATTTAATTATTCGTATTGCTCGTTCATTAATAAAAAGGGTGGCTTATGGCTCTTTCAAAAAATGACCTTAATTTAATTCTCGGTGTTGTGATCCCTAATATGGATAACGGCTTCGAAATTAAAACCCGATCAGGTGAGATTTTCAAAGTTGACCCGAACTGGGAGTGCTGTCAGGAATTTATGGAAGCACTAAAAGCGGAAATGATTAACCAGTTGAATCAGAAACCGCACCGCGTCTACGGCTACAACTAATCATTCAAGTTAATTAATGGCGTAAACCCGCCGGGCATTCTTTTGCCCGAATTCTGGAGAAATGAAAATGCGAAATACCGAAACACGTAAAACCAAAACCGGGCCTGATGATGCAGGCCTTAATTATTTGCTCACTGAGGCCCGCAAAGATGAACGCCGGGGCCGCGCTGAGGCTATGGCCGCGCGTCTGGACACGCTGGCTGCTCGTATCACCTCACGCCAGCTCAACTACGCAGAAGCAGCAGAGTTATTGCGCGATGAGGCCGTCAAAATCCAGAACGAAGCCCAGGAGATCCACTGATGCATAACGCGCAATTGATTCCCGGCCAGCGTGTTCTGGTGACCCCACTTGAATCGGACAATGTTTACAACGGGATATTTATTAAGCGCCTGCCCAAAGGGGTAAGCGTTTTTATCCTTGCGGATTTCGTCGGCCTTACTGGCCCCGATGATATTGGCGATGTGTATTTAACCGACAGCATAGTTAGTCGCTGCGTAAAACCGGCGGAGTCTCACTGATGGCTGACTCTATCGATCTGGCCCAGCAACGCGAGCATGAAGAACGCGAGCGCCTGATTCTTAATGCCCGCAGCCGTGGCGCTGCGGTTTCCCGTTTTCTGTGCGAATCGTGCGGCGAATCCATCCCTGAAGCGCGGCGCATCGCTGTACCGGGCGTGGCGCTGTGCGTCACATGTCAGGAAGTTACAGAGCTGAAAGGCAAACATTATGTAGGTGGTGCTGTATGAACAAAGAAAGACTGGCCGTTAAGCCGCTAACCGATGCGGAACTGGATGAAATCATAGCCGGGAACGTTGACGGCGTTGAGCCTACAACTCAGGAAATATCGATGGCGCTGGAATTACGCGAGCGTCGCAGCCTTACCCGGATAAATTTAGTTGTTGAGTCGGCTAAGCAAGGCGGTGCTGTATGAGCACCATCCTGAAATGGGCGGGTAATAAAACTGACCTTATGCCGGAACTGTTAGCGCATCTTCCCAAAGGCCCGCGACTGGTTGAACCGTTCGCGGGTTCCTGCGCTGTGATGATGGCAACAGACTATCCTCATTATCTTGTCGCGGATATTAACCCTGATTTAATTAATCTGTATCGCACCATCGCAGAGGATTGCGAAAACTTTATACTGCGGGCAAAAGCAGTGTTTGAAAGCTTTGTACTGGCTGAAAATTATTACCGGGTGCGTGAGGCTTTTAATCATGACCGTGAAATAAATACTTTTCACCGCGCTGTTTATTTCCTCTATCTCAACCGCCATTCATACCGTGGGCTTTGCCGTTATAACCAGAGCGGCGGCTTTAACGTCCCGTTCGGGAATTACAAAAAGCCTTATTTCCCGGAAACGGAAATATGTGCCTTTGCAGAAAAAGCAAAACGCGCCACGTTTGTCTGCGCCAGCTTCGACGAAACCCTGAATATGCTGGAACCGGGTGACGTGATTTACTGTGATCCACCTTATGACGGTGTGTTTACCGGTTATCACTCCAGCGGCTTTAAGGAGGATGATCAATATCATCTTGCGTCCATTCTTGAGCGCCGTTCATCAGAAGGTTACCCGGTTGTTGTATCCAACAGCGACACCTCCTTAACCCGTTCACTCTATCGCAATTTCGTTTATCACCGCATCACGGCCAGGCGTAGTCTCGGCGTTGCTGCCGGTGAAAGTAAGTCGGCACCAGAAATTATCGCCGTATCCCGCCGCCCCAAACAAACGGCGTGGTTCGGGATTGATTTAGCCCGTGACCGCGATTGCCCGGTAGAAGTGCATCTGTAAATGACTGATACCGTTTTTGCTTACGCATGGAACGCACCCCGCGCCGCTGTCGGAGCTTATAAGGCTGACGACAGTGAGCGTGGTATCCGTTATCTGACACCTGACGGTAAGCGTAAGTTTCTATCTGCGATGGAGCTGGCGGAAACCGATGAAAAACCAGACCGCAGCAAGGCCGCCCGCCGCCGTCTGGCTTCGTTGCCTCATTACGTCCGCAGTTTTTATGCGCGCAAACTGGAGCAGATGGACGCGAAGGGCAAAAAAGCCGCCGATAACTGGCTGTTAAATACCTTTGAGCGCCATGTCCTTTCCCGTATTGACCATGTGAATGACCGTTACCTGCCGAATGCGACGTTACCGGCGGCCCTGTTGCCGCTGCGTAATGAGTTTTTCCGCCTGTTGTGGGCCGGTAAAAAAGAGCTGAAACGCCTGGCGCATAGTCTTGCTGATATCCTGCAAACCGAGTTTATGCGCGAGTTTGATTTCCAGTATGAACGCACCACAGATCCGCACTTTTCCACCGTTTCGGCTTATGGGCGGATGGGGTTTCTTGCTTCTCATCTGAATACCCCCGTTCCGGGCTGGACGGCTTATTGCAATGAAGAACTGGAAGGCGAGGACGCGCTTAAATACGTGGCGCGTATGCAGTCGCCGCAATGGTGGCTTAACCGGCTGCGCCGGATGCATTCCCGCTGGCGCGAACACCTGATGATTGCAGCGGGATATGTTCACAAAAAGGCCGCCTCTTACTGTAGCGATCCCTGCCTTCAGGAGTGGACGGCGCAGAAAAAAGCCAATCGTGAATATCTGAAAGCAATGGAGCTGGAAGACCAGGACACCGGCGAGCGTTTTTCTCTGATCGATAAGGTGGCGGCCAGTACCGCAAACCCGGCTAACCGTCGCCGTGAGTTAATGGCCCGGATGCGTGGTTTTGAAGATATAGCTAACGAGATGGGGCTGGCCGGTGCCTTTTTCACACTGACCGCGCCCTCGAAATATCACGCGATGCAGCATAACGGTAAACGCAACGGTAAATATAACGGTGCTTCCCCCCGCGATACCCAGCAATATCTTTGTAAGGTGTGGGCGCGTACCCGTGCG